TTAACTTTCTCGTCTTATCAACGATAATAGCAACTGACTGCTTACCTACTCTATCGTAAAATGAAATAGATGTCATAGGTTGCCATGGATTCTCAGGAGTAGCAAATCCTCCCTCAGTGCTAACCTCAATGTCTATAAACAATTCACGATGACCTGTAGAAGGATCATCCGTTTCATAGTATAAGTCAATTAAGGTTCTTGTTTCTGCATTAAGATCACTTTCGTATATAAGACCTCTTTGCATATCTGATTCGTCCCAATCATATACCTTATCTACTTTGTGACCGTCTAAAGCTACAAATTTACCGTGAGCGTTTCTTTTATACGCATACTTCTTAAACGGCACTGTAAAGTGACCATTCTTATCGTCCCAAATGTGAACTAAATTCTTACTTCTCTGATATGCTACGTTTTGATACATTATAACTTATTTTCTTTAATATAATTAACTCTTTCGAATATTCCTAAGATTTATGCTTACAATTTTCGAAATGCCACCGATACATTCCTGATGCATTTATTGATTCCTTATCGCAATGAGGGCATTTAATAGATTCCCGAGTTTTCCATGATTCAGAAATTCCAGCTGATATTTTCTCTCTAACATCTAATCGTTTTGCAGGATTATCATCTCCAAACATTTGCGTTGGATTATCTAATTTAGATTGTCGTATTTTTTCTCGGACGTCCTTTCGTTTAGCTGGATTTTTATCTCCTGTTTGATTAGGTCGTTTCTTTCCTTTATGATATGGCACTTTACCTTTAAGTTTATTTTTAATTAATTCTAAATCAGGATGATTTGATAACGTGTCTCCTCCATTACCTCCTTTTGCAATGTTATATACTGGATTTAATTTTTCGATCCAAAATATCTCACGCTTATTCAAATCTTCTTTAGACTTACATACTTCTAATATATCTTTGACAAAATTGTCAATACCATACTTATTAATCGCTCTCTTTAATAAGAGGCCAGACCCTAGATATTTAGGATTATTATGCGAATCTTGTCCTATATAAATTTTACCATTAATTAGATTCGTTGTTCTATAAACTACCATTGGATTCTATTTAATATAAATATCCAATCCGTAACCTTTTTAATTTAATTTATTTCCAATAGAATACATGTTTCTGTAATTTCTTTTCAATCCATTATTGTCAAATCCATATCCAACAACAAACTCATCTCCAATTTCAAATGCTGAATAATCTACATGATGTTTACTTCCTTTACGATGTACTAACGTAACGATTCTTGTTTCAGCCGGCATCTTACTGTCTACGCGTTGAAGTATTTCCAACATAGTAGCTCCAGTGTCTACCATATCCTCAACAATATACACACGCTTTCCTTTTAAATCCAATTCAAGCTCTTTCATAAATTTAACACCACCTGAATTGTCTTGCCCATTATACGATTTAGGTCTGATAAAATCAATCTCACAGTCTATCCCCATATCTTTAACTAAATCAGAAAAAAACATGAAAGCTCCATTTAATACGCAGATCATAACAGGCGGTAACGAATTACCGCTGTTTTTATGATCCTCGCTGATCTTATGAGCAAGCGCTCTTACTCTTCGATCAATTTTATATTCTTCAATTAAGACTTGCATTCTTCTTTGATTATATCAACCATTAATTTTGCATTATTGTCCCATTTAAAAGTGTATGGCATTGGAACTGTTAAATTGCCATGATCAAACATTGCATCAATTTGATCAACATTATAATATACACATTTCATAGGAACCATTTCAGGGCAACAAGCTCTATTAGGAACTACAATTTGACATCCAAAGAAAATAGCTTCTTGAATTGTGTATCCAAAAGTTTCTTGACGTGCATTAGACAAATACCATTTTGCTTTTGCCATTAAAGTAAAGTACTCAAGTTTAGTTAAGTTAGCTTTATACTCTACATTTTTAGGAAGCTTAACTCCTAAATCTCTTTTAGGACCTGATGAAGTAATTACAATTTTCTTTTTAGTTGATTTAGCGTATTGCATCAATTCATCGATGCCTTTTTCATGACACCATCTATGAGGCCAAATAACAAAATCTTCTTTTTCAACTGGGCCTATTTGCGATAGGAAACGCTTCATATAATTCAAGTCCCATACGTAACCTGTAACGTGTACAACAGCTGGATTCAATCCAAAATAATCAACTACATTTTCTTTATGATCTTCACTGCCTACAAAGATACCGTCACAGATCATATGATATCCTAATTCAGAAGCGTCAGCCCATCTAGATAACTTTTGCACAAAGTCATTCTCGTCAGCTCTACCAGCATAATTAATACCATATACTTTAACGTCTAAGTCTTGCAACTCAGCCATATACTTAATCATCTCAATGCCTGGGAAGAAAATATCTCCAACAATAAACGCATCTCCTGACTCTACTTTGCCTTCGTTAAATAAGTCAGCTATCATTCCTAATTGAGCTGCCTTAAATTTACAAGTGTTAACAATATCAAGAAATTGACCACGCTTAATTTCAGTGTCAATTTCAACCTTAGGATACAATACAATATCTACTAAAGGTTCAATAGCATCGTTCATCATCTGAGTGTAACGCTGCGGTAGATTTTCTAATGGTATATAAATTAATTTCATACTTTAATATATTAAATTCTATTGAAAGAAGCTAGAAAACGCTTCATTATTTTCGGCAACTGGAGTCTCTGTATGAGATATGTTTCCTTTCGCATCAGGTATTCCTAAATAAGTGTATTTACTCGTTTGCAAAATAGAATACCATTTCTTATTAGCATACAACGCTTCAATGTCACTCGTAAGGTAAATAACTCCTTTAGAGTTTTCTTTTGCAAAATACTCTTCTAATGATATCCAAGTTCCTGTAGCGTCTTTCAATTTAGTGTAAAGACGATTGCGGGGTTCTGTTTTAGTGTCTCTGACTATATTAGAATCTATTAAATTCAACAAAGACGTTTCGTATTTAGTTTGATAATCGTTAAACTCGTTTAACACTTTATCAAAATCAACAGACCAGGTATTATAAGCTGACCATATTATATCCGCTACTTCTTTGGTATCTGCTACAATATAGTTGCTAAACGATTTAAAGTTGTAATGCCAATCGTATTTGTCTAACACAACGGTAGGCATCCAACGAAGTGCTTCAAGAACTGCAATACCAAACGACTCGTTTTTGTAAGGCATAAACGCTGCTTTTGCAGATTGTATGAAACGAGCTTTGTCTTCTCCTACTACATCTGATACAATTTCGTAATTGCTATGACCTATCTCTGCTAAGTCCTCTTTCCATTTTTTAATGTGAGCAGAGCGAGTCATTATTTTTGCTTTGAGTTCAACTCCATACTTATCTTTAATGGCCTTCAGAACTTTAATGTACTCCCCCGGATTCTTACGATCTTCGTGTCTGCCTATAAAGAGTAACCCGTCTTTCTCAAGTATGTTAAAGTCCATCGAATCGGTTAATGGATACAACTGCACTACTGCATTTAAGTCGCTGCCAGCATCTTGAAACTTATCCAACAATTTAGTTTTGTTTTGTTCTGTTTGAATCAACGTTACCATCTCTGGCCAGAACATCATTTTGTCAATTAAATTGTAATAGCAATCTTTAAACACTCCAGCACCTAATTCAGGATTGATAGAAGCACACTCATGTGCGTAAGTAGCTATTCTCATATGCTTATGCAATTCTAACTGATAACATACAAATGCAGATTCAGTGTCATTACAAATAACTAAATCGTACATATGATGACTTAATGCTTTTACAATAGCCGTACGAAAGTTAATAGACTTTTCAAAATTGAAACTGTCTGCAAATTGAAATAAGTTGGAATGCTTTCCGTAACTTAATCGCTCGTCTTTATTAGGAGTGTATACATTAATACCATACTCTGCTAAAAAGTTTTCTTCTGGCTCTCCATCGCATATGATGTCTATGCAATGACCATGTTGAGTTAAAGTATCAACAACCCCTTTCATGAAAATACCGTGCCCTGAAGAGGGACGGTAATTCATTCTATTAATTATAAACGCTACTCTTTTTACATCCATGATGTTCGTTTTTTTACTTTAGGAACGTCAAATCCTAATATACTTAATTTAACCCATTCAGTCTCTGATAAATCAGAAAAGTCTTGTTCTTTTTGTCGGCTCGTATCACTTTTAAGTGCGAGCAAGTCAGCACACCGTTCATACTCTTCTAAACGTTGATAATACTCAATCATACAATCGTATACAAAGTCTCGGTCGCAACTAAAAGGTAAATCGTACTTATGAGCTATATCGTACAATTCATCTATAGTGTCGCGACCTGACATTTGCTCTGCGATAGTAAGAAACAATCGCATTCTTTCTTTTTTCTCAGCTGCATCCATTATTTTAGTTTGTCTACAAATCGATAAAATTCATTTCGAGTAGTACCATCTTGAATAAACGCCCCAGACATCTTTGAAGTCATCATTGTAGAATCGTGTCTAACTCCTCTCACACAGGCACATAAGTGACCAGCTTCTACCATTACAGCAACTCCTTTATTACCTGTGCAGGTAGAGTTAATGTAATCGTGAATTTGCATAGTCAAATTTTCTTGCACCTGAGGTCTGCGAGCAAAGTATTCTACAATACGATTCAATTTACTCAATCCAATAACTTTACCATCTTCTGAAGGAATGTAAGCTACATGTGCCTTACCAATAAAAGGTAAGTGATGATGTGAGCAAAACGACTTCACGTCAATGTTACCTTGAAATACCATTCCGTCATACTTATCTAAGTTGTCGAAAGCAGTAATTTTAGGAGGAGCCATATAGCATCCTTGTGCTAAATCATTAACAAAAGCTTTCGCTACTCGCATTGGAGTGTCAGATGAATTAGGATCGTTTTTCCAATCAATACCTAATGCTGTCATGTATTCTCCATAATGATGAGCCGCAGCTTTAATCATTTCTTGTTTCTCTTCTTCTGTGCGAGGAATAGAAGCGTTTGCGTATTTTAGTAATTCTGTCATGTCTTTAATATAAATGGTTCTTTTGATATAAACAAATTTATTTAAGAACCATTAACAATTCAGACTCTCGCAAAATAAGATGCTCTTCTCCATTGATTTTAATAGTTTGTCCTTGATGATGAGGCGGAAGAACTACTTCATCTCCAACTGCAACAGACATTGGAATTGACACTCCATTCTGAGTATACAATCCTTCTCCTACTGCAATTACAGTTCCCATTTTTACATCATCCATTAAGGCAGTCTCTGGAAGAATAATACCACCTTTTGTTTTTTCTTGTTTAGTTTTTTGCTCTAGAACTAAAACTCTGTCGCCTAGAGGCTTTGCAATTTTGTTTTCTGTACTCATACTGATCGTTTTTTATCAAATGCTATTATATGTTCTCTACCTGTAAAGTTATATCCTTTCTCTGCACACATTTCAATTACTACTGGATACATTTTAATTAGCTCTTCTCTGCTATCTCCTGCTGGCATTATCCATGTTTTGTGCTTTGGTATATTCATTTTTACTCTGAACTCTTCAATTTCTTTTAAATTCTCTTCAGATCCGTCCCAAACTGGTTTATAATGATAGTCAGCAGCTTCGTCTAACATTTTACGTATAGCTTCTAAATTTAATCGAAACTTGTTATGCTGTTTAATCATAGACTCGTCTACAATCTTACCTTGAGGAGTTTCAACTCCTACCTTAGGAATACTATTTGAAAATTTAGGAGATAGTGAAACTAAATCAATTCTCTTGTCAGTTTCGATATAATGACTTCCTTCAGTTTCTATAGTAAGAATAATACCACGGTCGTAACAGAAATGCGATAATTCATTTACTAAATCAGGATGCATAGTTGGACTGCCACCGGTCAACATCATTTCTTTAATATATGGATTTTCATCATATATTTTAATAATGTCATTAAAACAAAATGCTCCTTTCTCTGGATGTATACTTGTATACCATGAATCGCACCAACCGCCTTCTCCAAACCAACATCTATGTGTGCACCCAGTAGTTCTAACACAGATAGTCGGTCTACCTTGACGAGATCCTTCAGCTTGAATGCAACGATACACTTCTACAACCGGAAGAGTTTTTGTGTAATCTGTTATTCTGCCTGCCTTCATTATCTTTGTTGTGCTTTAAGTTTTTGAATTTTCTTTTTCTTTTCTGTCATTACTTGCTCTTTAACTTCAACGGGTTCTTCTGTACGTTTTGCTCTACTAGCGTCACGCACATTCTTCTTCCATGAAGATTTAGAAGTGTAACTCCAAAGATCTTCTCGCACCATTTTTTCTGCGATTAAATCGTTTACTCTTTTATAAGAGCCATTTTTTACTACTGTTTTCATATTACTTAGTTATTTTTCTGTCATCATATTCTAATACACCTTTATCACGGGCATACTGTCTAATACTTTCTACATTGGCTTCGTAAAAGTATAAATTTTCTGAAGCGTTAATAGAGCTATGCATACACTCTGTGTAACAATTAGGAGTCTCGTAAATAGTAACTTTATGAATTTTCAATCCTGTCTTAGACTTCTTATACAATTCATTAGTTAAAATTTCCATAGCTAAAAACACTTCTTTTGCAATATTCTCTACTGAAGGATTGCAATATTTGCCTTTGCCATTTAAACTCATTAGCCACAACTTAGTGCCATACTCACGAGTCGTTTCAATAAGTTTAGTGTCGTGTGGATTCAAAATCATACCATGATCTAAAACATCGTCAATCCATTGACAGAATACTCGCTTAATTTCTTTAAAGTCGATAGCATACCCAATCTCTTCCATATTCTGGAATGAAAAGGTTAATTCGTATAAATAAGTATGCCCATGAATATTAAAGCATTTCATGAACTCATTCATAACTCTGTGCCCAGAGTCAAAGTTACCTTTGCGTGTAATGTACTGTATATTGCTCATACTTAATTATAATAAAATCTTTTGAATTAAACAAGTATATTCATCTTTCGCAATGAGTTAATTGCGATACGTTGACCTAATGATAAAAACTCTTCTTGTTTGTTTGTTGAAAGAGCAATGTCAATCATTGACTGTACCCATTCTTTTTGCTCAGTGGAAGCTTTTTTAAGATAATCTCCTAACACATCCAATTGTAAATAATTTTCCATTACAATTTTAGGTTCTGGAGTAACTGCATCCACAAAAGATCCGAGATTGTCATTTTTTGACGCTCGAGGTTTTGTTTCCTTTGCCATAACTTATTTCTTTTAATTTTCTTTAATATAGTAAAATCTTTCAATAAAACCAAATTTGTTTAATATAAATAGTTGAATGCCCCGAAATTTGCATCCGGGGCATTAAATTTTATTTTATTTGAAAGTTACTTTTCTAGCTCCTTTAAACAAAGCTTTTAATTTAGATTTTGTTTGAGCGTCAGGCTCACTTGGCAATTCAAATACAAATCCACCTTCTTCAGTTGCCATACTCTTTACGCCTGGTACTACTTTTTTAGCAGCTGCCAGTAATGCTTTTTCCATCTTTCTAACGTATTGGTCAATCTGTCTTTCTTCAGCTGAAGTTTCAGGTTCAGCTGTGATCTTTGGCATACCGATTACTCTTTTCGCTACGTCTGGAACTGAATAATCTTCAAAGTCGTCAAAGTTAGCGTAAGGATCTGCGCCTACATGTACTGTTACAGAATATGCCTGAGATGCTTGTCTTGATGCATTAGATGATAATATTACATCAGCTGTATCGGTTGGTAATCCATAAAGCTCTATAGAATCGTTACCACCAAAGTAAACACGTACATCACCAGGTTTCTTACTATATTCTGCTTTTTCTGAACTATATTTTGCATTTTTTTGTAGCAAGTTTAATAACTCAGCTACATTTAAATCTACTACAGCATCTCCTTCTTCATTTGGAGCTTGTTTTACAGTGATAAATTTTCCGAAAAATTTATTCATTAACTGCTCTTGATCAGTTTCTTTACCACTAAATATAGAAACGTTTGCTTTTACATTGCGTAATGTACCGGGGGCAGCTTCTTTTAGCACTCTGCGAACTTCTTCGCGGATTAGTTTTCTAAATTCCGATGTTTTCATTCTTGTTAAAATTATTTTATATAAATATGTTACGATTCAAATTTAATGATAACTTGGTCTAATGTATATCCGATAACTGTTGGATTATATGGAGCTCCAATATTTTCAATTAATATCGGCGCAGGTAATACTCCTTTAGATTTTTCATGAAATACAATATATTTGTTTTTTAATAGCGTTTGCAAATCTCGTAAAGCTGTTTTATCAAATTCATTAGGCTTTGCTACAAATGGATGTTGCTTTAAACGATATTCAAACATTTTAAATACTCTAATAGCGTCAACATCTTTAGTTACAACATCTAACTCAACTTTTGAATTAGGCTTAATTGCAGCAACTGTCTTTGGAGCTTTAAGTTTAGCTTGTAATAACGCGTCATCTCCTTTTGGACTATCAATATCAATATATACACTGTCATCAGATTTATTCTTTCCTTTATAAAAGTATGAATAACATCCTTTAAAGAATTTACGTAAGTTTTTATACTCTTCAAAGTTGATATTAGACGGGGTAGGTTTTTTAGCAAAATATACACCATCTTGCTCAACCATGGTGTCTGCTCCTAATTCTTTTTGAATTGAAGCTAAGAATTTAGGCCATTCGTCAGTGTCTTTAACATCTTCAATCAATCCATATAATTTACGAAGTTGAGCTTGAGACTCAAATTTCTTAATACGAGCAGCTGCCATTGGCACTTTAAAGTTAGTAGCTTTACCACCTTTTACTTCTGCACGAACTTGACCATTGTCTGAATCTAAATCGGTGCCTGCAGTTCCGCCTGACTTACCTCCTTTTGTTAACAATACGCATAATACTTCTCCTTTTCCTAAACCACCTCTTCCGGAAGTCTCAGCTGCCTCACCTTCTTTACCTGATACTGATGATATAGTATATAAAGCTTTGAATAAAGGATCATTTGTATTTTTACTTATCAAACTAAGTAATGACTCTAATGATGTCATTGTTCCAAATTTTGATAAATTAGTAGATCCACTTCCGTGCATTCTATATGCATCCATAATGGCACGAGAATGTTTAGGATATAATATATCTAAATAATCTTTATTAAAGATTTTATGTGACTTACTTGATGTAGTTGAGCTACTCGTTGATTTTTTAGCAGCCGGAGCTTCAGTTACTCTTTTAAATGGCAATGCAATTCCCATTTCATCTAACACTTCTTGTAATTTAATCATATCGCTTTTGTTATTATAATCAGGATATCCTTTGTCACATCTCCAAGCCCATTCAGATAAAATAGCATCTATCTCGACTGGCGGAAGAGCTACTGGTTGAACAGTAACTGACTCAGAAATTATTTCTGGTTGTTTAGTTTCTTCAACTTTAGGATTCAATATTGAATCTAAGTCAATTAATTTAGAAGTATCTTTCTTCATAGTGTAATAGATCAAGCTTGGATGAAACGTCAATTAATTGAGCAGCGTTAAGTAAGTCAGAGAACTCTGCAATAGACTCTACCTGCAACAATCTGAATTCTTGCAAAAAGTCAAAGGTTGGTAAGTGAGTATTAAATAAATCTGCAGACATTTTATTATAATCTTCTCCTAATTTAAACTCAATAGCATACGATTTATTTACTACATCAATTAAATGAGCAAAGTCAGGATTGAATTTAACTGCAGGTAATACTGGAGTTGCGTTCCAATCGACAATATACTTTTGAATTTTTTCTGCGTGCTCTAATTCAGCAGCAGCTTCTTTTGCAAAGAATGCAGCGGCTTTAGTATAAGCAACGCCTTGACACCAATTAGCAGCGCCTCTGTAAAAATAATGAGCTGTATACTCATCTCCTAAACGATCGTTTAATGCAGATATAATATTCTCAGGAAGTGTTTTTGGTTTAAGTACTTCTGATTGTTTAGCTACTACATTTGGAACAGTTGAGTTTGGATATTCCATGTGTTATTTACTTTAAAATAAATATCGAGTTAAATTAATTTCCAGAAGATCCAAACCCACCTTCTCCTCTTTCAGAGCTAGATAATTCATCAACTTCTGTAAAGTTAATTGAGGGATAAGGGATAACAACTAATTGTCCTACTTTATCGCCTAGGTGATACGCATCTGGGAAGTCTGCTGGCATTGCTCCATTACCAACTATTTTAAATCTAAACTCAACTTCACCTCTATATCCAGAGTCTAACACTCCTACAGAGTTAGTTAGCAGTAATTGTTTTTTGCTATTGCTTGATCTAGGAAACAACAATCCAACATACCCTTCAGGTATTTCAAATGCCAATCCTGTTTTGTATGCAATATAATTAGCAGTAGACTCAATTTCAGTTGCTGTTAAATCCATACCAGCGTCACCTGCTTTTGCATACGTTGGTATTACTGCGTTTTTGTGTAATTTTTTTACTTTAATCTGTAACATATTTTTTTGTTTAGTAGAAAGGAGCCGGCGCTTTTTAGACGCTAGCTCCTTTACATATTGTTGAAATATCCAATCTTGGCTGTTTATCATGCACTAACTATTTCACAGGCTCCACCTGCACAAGCTACTTCTCCTGATAAATTAGTATTATCTGCTAACTCAATAACTTTTGACAAATCTACATTGGTAAGTGATTTCATCATTTCGCTATACTTTTCTTCGGTGCAATCTTCAAAAGGTGCCTGAATGTAAGTGCCACCGTCGTAAGGCAATACAGAAAGACCATTATAGAATTTTCTGTTTTCCCACATCCACTCTCCTACTGTTTCCCATTCGTCATTTTTAATAGAAACTGTAGCTGATATATTATGAGTGTTTTGACCATTACGATGTCCTGGCTTAACCCAATTCTTATATACATGTTTTACTCTTTCTAACAAATCAGATGCAGACTCGTGACGAAGAATAGCTCCTGCAGGTGCTTTTTGTGGAATAGAAATTACTGCAGTGTCGTGTGGACGGAAATATTCATCTTCAATTAATTCTGGATGATAAATAGATAGATAAGTGTAAATTGCTTCATTCTTACCAACTCTAATTCTGCGAACGTAATAATCGTTATGCCAAGCGTGAATACCAGAACTACAACCTAAAGTTAATGAGCTAGTACCTGCAGGCTTAACGGTTGTTGTTCTTGCAGCGGCATTAATACCTAAGATAGATGCTACTCGAGTATTTTCTTCTTTAACCATTTCAGCTGCTTGAGTCAAATCATATTGCTCAGCTTTACCTGATCCGATACCTGTCATTCCAACTCCAATCAAAGCGTCTTTCTCTGTAGTGCGTTGCCATACTGGACGAAGATAATGGAAATTGGTATAACCTGCTTGAAGTGTTCCAATTAAAGCAGCTGCCTTAACTCTGGCATTCAAATCTTCTTGAGAAGTAATGTCTGATACATTTACTTCACAAAGGTTACAGAATTGATATGGACGAAGTGCAATTTCACAACATGGATTAGTTCCCCAATCTTTGTCATTAGATAAATAGATACCAGGCTCGCCTGCTCCAGAAGCTTCAATCTTTTTCCATAGACTCAAGAAAAACTCTTTGGTAATTTTATTACGAAGCAATACTGCCGAGTTATTGGCACGTCCTCTTTGTGGATTCAATTCCCACCAATTACCTGATTTACAAGAAATCATTTCTTCATCATCCGCAGAGAAAAGAGATATAAGGGCTGCACGACGAATACCGCCAGCAAGTACAGCGTCAGCAACGTGACAAACGATATCGTGCACTTCAATCGGCGATAATTTTTCTCCAGTTTCTTTTTGACTAAGTATTCCATCAATTTTGATTAAACATTCTTTAAGTGGTTGAGGTCCTGGAGCTTTACCACCTGATGTAATCAATCTAGCTCCTTTAGGACGAATATCTGAAAAATCAAAACTGATTGTTGAGCCTCCTTCGAAGTACGACTTCATTAACATTTTAATTGAGTCGGCCCAGCCCTCAATACTATCACCAATTAAATATCTTCTATTCTTATTGGCATTAGGTTTACGAATCTCTGGCAATTTATCTACATGATGTCTTTGCACTGAGTATCCTACTCCGGTACCGCCTAATAACAAAAACATAACCTCGCCAAATGCTCTCCAATCGTCAATAGGAAGATAGGCGCAATTATAGATACGATTAGGCGATATTTCAATTGGCTTACCACCGAATTGCAAACTACGCATTGAAGGCAAAACTTTTTTATCGTATACAAATTCATAAGCAGCTTCAATCTCATCTGTGAAATTTGGATACTTTTTCAAATGCATTTCCTTGTTTCGTGTGACTAATTCGTCCCACGTTTCTCTGCGTTGCAGAACTTCATTGTACCGAGCATACTTCATGTACACGGTTATATCACTTAAGATATTGTTTGATAACTCCATTGTTTAATACTTTAAAATGTTAATATTTTGTTTTCCAGATCCGGATATATAACTATCCATTATCCTAAGGAATCTCCAGAAATTTCTTTATATTTATTCAATAAACTTTTGCGCAATAGCGACTCGCCATTGTCCATGTCTTTCTTAGTTTCTTTTCCTTGTACAGACGTTTCTTCATAGATATGAATTTGACCATTACTCATATTCATCTTACTAGGAAGAGTAAGTCCATCAGGACCAAAACGATTTTTAATAATATGCCAACGGCCTGTACCTGCTATCTTATCAGTCACTTTTCTTGACAGTGATAACACGAAGTCAGCAATCATTACTTTAGAATACGACTCAGATATCTTACCTGCTTCAATAATGTCATCTTCTAATGCACTTCTGTTTGCTTGCGATGCTGTAAATAAGGGAACTTCATATTCGCCCGCTATACCACGAAGATCTTCATATATAGATTCTAATTCATGTCTCATTTCTTTTCGAGCAACTGAACCTCTTAACAAATCTGCATAGTCGACAATTACTAAATCAGGTTTCTTACCTACAAGTATCATCTTTTCAATATGAGCTCGAATTGTGGAACACGACGCTGTCTTTGTTGGATAATACTTAATAATCAAATTACCTTTTAATTTGCCTACAGTACTTTCTACTTCATCAATATTATACTTTAAGTTTTGATTGGCAATGCCGGTCAATACAGCATCGTATCGCTGACCAACATATCCTTCATTTAACTCTAATGTATAATGCACTACATTCAACCCAGCTTTAACTGCATTAGCTCCAACATTAATAAGACCCCATGATTTACCAATACCTGCAGGAGCTACAAACACTACTAATTCACCTTTACCAAAACCTCCGTCTGCTAAATCGTTAATAACAGGCCAAGGAGTTGGTATTGTAGATCGCACAT